AGGTACTGAACATACAGAATATACAAATCCTATTGAACGATTTACCAATCTATCAACTTGGGCATTATCTATTATAAACAAATTAGAAGATCCTAAAATCTTTATTGAAGGATATTCTTTTGGCAGTAAAGGTCAGGCCGTATTTCAAATTGCAGAAAACGGTGGCATATTAAAGTATAGATTAAAAGAGTATGATTATAAGATATTAGTGCCAAGTGTTATTAAGAAATTTGCCACAGGTAAAGGCAACGCAGATAAACAAAAGATGTATGAACAGTTTACAAATGATACTGGAACAAATATGATGAAAACATTTGATATACCTACATTGAACAATCCAATAACAGACATAATAGATGCTTATTATATTGCCAAAGCAGGATATGAAAGCATAAAAAAATGAAAAATATAAAAGGTTGGTATTTGCCAGATTGGGACACACACTTCGAAAATCTTTTACAACAAAAAAATTATAAATGGGAATACCAACAACCACAAAGAGATTATGCTTTATCTTTTATAAAAGAATTTAAAACAAATGCTATAGATGCAGGTAGTAATATAGGATTTTGGTCTAAAGAATTATGCGAAAAATTTAATCATGTGTATGCTTTTGAACCACACCCAGACAATTTAGAATGTTATAAAGAAAATTTAAAAGAATTTAAAAATTATACTTTATACGATAATGCTATTTCTAATATTACAAATAAAGAATTAAATTTATATTTTTCACCTGATGAATGTGGCAATGCAAGTTTAAATGATGTTGGAATAAAGAAAACAAAAACTATTAAAGTTAAAGTTAAAAAAATTGACGATTATAATTTTGATAATATAGGTTTTATAAAAGTTGATTGCCAAAGCCACGAGAAAGAAGTGATAGAAGGATCTATAGAAACAATACAAAAATATAAACCAGTATTGTGTTTAGAATTGCCATCGAGAAATGATAAAGAAAAAGATTATAGAAATTATTTAATAGATTACTTAAAAAAATATGAATATATGTTAAAAGGTAATTTTAAAAAAGAAACAATATTTGTATATGAAAAATAATAAAGTTTTAGTAATAACATCTTTTAATGAAAAATTATTTAAAGATTATGCTTATAGATTTGTGAAAACATATAATTTACCTTTTGAATTAAAAATATACACAGAAAAATTATTTGATATTGAAGAAAAATATGGATGTAAATATCCTTTAATAGAATTAAATAATGACAGTAAATTATTTGTAGAAAGAAATAAAAATAAAAAATTTAGAGATTATACATATGATGGTGTAAGATTCAGTTATAAAGTATATGCAGTAACACAAGCAGCTATCGATATAAAAAATTATGATATATTAATGTGGATAGATGCAGATTCAGTATTTTATAAACCAATGACTATAGATTTTATTAAAGAACATTTATATGATGAAAATAAAATGATGACTTATTTGGGAAGAGGAACTAGATATAGTGAATGTGGATTTTTATTATGGAATTTAAATCATAAAGATACACAAGATTATTTTAAAGAGATGAAAAAAATGTATGACGAAGATTTGATATATAATGAACAAGAATACCACGATAGTTATATATGGGATTTAATTAGAAAGAAATTTGAAAAAGAAAGAGGTACAGTTAATATAGATATAGGTTTAAGAGAAATTCATGGCCATGTTCATGCTGAATCCATATTAAGTAATTATTTTGATCACTTAAAAGGTCCAGAAAGAAAAAAATTAGGTAGAAGTTGGGAGTTTAAATTATGATAAACATTTTTATAGGTTACGATAGTAAAGAAAAGATAGCATATCATGTGTTATCAGAAAGTATATTGAGAAATAGTACAAAACCTGTTTCTATAACACCAATATATTTACCAAATATTAAAGATGATTTTTTAAGAGAAAGAAATAATCTATCATCTACTGAATTTTCTTTTAGTAGATTTATTATACCTCATCTTATGAACTATCAAGGTTGGGCATTGTTTATGGATTGTGATATGTTAATGAAGGCTGATGTTGAAGAACTTTGGAGATTAAGAGATGATAAGTATGCCGTTCAAGTATGTAAACACGATTATGTACCTAGAACAGAAACAAAGTTTTTAGGTCAAATACAGACGGTTTATCCTAAAAAGAATTGGTCAAGTTTTATGTTAATGAATTGTAAAAAATGTGTAAGACTAACACCAGATTACGTTAACAAGGCCAGTGGACTAGAATTACATCAATTCAAATGGTTAGAAAACGAAGAACTAATAGGTTCATTACCTTTAGAATGGAATTGGTTAGCAGGAGAATATCCTTATAAAGAAGATGTAAAAAATATTCATTATACAGAAGGCGGCCCATATTTTGAACAATATGCAGATTGTGATTATTCAAGCGAATGGTATAATGTTTATAATAATATGGTAAAAATACAATTATAATGATACAAGGGTTTGAAACCAGAGAATTGACTGATCAAGTTATAAGGCCTTTTATAAAAAGTGCTAATGGTATATTGCATGTGAAAGATAAAACCGTAGAACAATATGAACAAACATCTTGGCCAACATTTAATAAAAACGATCTTACAAAATATCCTATAGTAGTATTTGGTATATTAAGAGGTACAGGTGAATTGATTAAAGAATGTCAACGAATCAATCATACGTATTACCATTTTGATCACGCATATTATTTCAAAGAACAAAAACATGGCGAAAACACCATATTTAATGAGAGAATATACCGCTTGACAAAAAATGGAATGATGTTATCCTATATAGACAAATTAGATAACATTGATAAAGAAAGATTAATTAAATTTAAAAAACATATAGAAATTAAACCTTGGACTAAAAAAGGAGATTATATTTTAATATTGCCTCCATCAGAACATGTTAATTTGTGGTATGATTTTACAAATTGGGAAAAAGATACTATTAATAAATTAAAACAATATACACAAAGAGAAATAAGAATTAGAACTAAAGATAGTAAAACACCTTTTATGGAAGAACTTAAAAATGCTTGGGCAATCGTAACTTCACAATCAACAGGAGCTATTGATGCTATAGTAAATGGTATACCTTCTTTTTGTGATGAAGTATCTATGGCTAAACCAGTATCATATACAGATTTATCTTTAATAGAAACACCATTTTATCCTGATAATAGAGAAGAATGGTTAGATAGTTTATTATCAAATCAATATTTAATGAGCGAAATAGAAAATGGTTTTGCTTGGAATAGGTTAAAGAACAAATGATTACTTGCCATTTTATGAATTGGGATAAATGTTTATCTCATCAGATTTGGCCTGCCATATCTAAAGGTTGGCCTGAGACAGATAAACCTGTAAACTTCTTTTGGGGTTTAGCTGGAAAAAATATACCTAAAATTAAAGAGTGCATAGATAAAGGCGAAGAATGGTGGTATGTTGATGTTGGTTATTTAACTCAACAAATTGTGCGTTATCCAGAACCCAGAATAATAGATAAAGATAAAACTTATTTCAGAATAGTAAAAGGCAAATTACATACTACAAGAGGAAGTGTAGGTAGTGGTCAGAGATTGAATGAATTAAGACATAAAGGTATAGATGCAGAATTTAAAGGTTGGTATACAGGAGAATGTAAACATATATTATTATGTCCTTCTTCTGAAACCGTAACTTATCATATTAATGGTATCACACAAGAACAATGGATTGATGAAGTTACAAATGAAATAAGAAAATATACACAAAGAGAAATAATAATAAGAAATAAACCAAGACCAGAAAATAAATGGTGGGGAACTGATATAAAGGACGATTTAAAAGATTGTCATTGTTTAGTAACTAATATGAGTTTATCGGCCGTTGATGCTGTATTAAATCAAGTACCAGTTATATGTCATACAAACAATATAGCATCGCCTATATCATCACACAATTTAAAGTTCATAGAAAAACCATTAAAACCTGGAAGAAAAACTATAGAAGAATGGTTGAAGTTTGTTGTAGAAAACCAATTTACTATTGAAGAAATAGCCAATGGTACGGCATATAAAACTTTAAAGGAACAAGATGTATGATAAATGTTTGTTGTGTATATTATGGAAGTAAATATAAACCAGAGTATGTGCAATATTTGTACAATATGATTGAAAGAAATTTAACAATACCTTACGAATTTTATTGTTTCACAGATCACGTTAACTTATTTGATCAAATATATGGTAAGATACATTATCTACCACTTCCAAGATATGATATGCAAGGTTGGTGGAACAAACTTCAATTATTTCATCCAGAATCAGGTCTAAAAGGTGTTAATCTTTATTTTGATTTAGATGTTGTTATATTAAAAAATATAGATTGTTTCGCAACTTGGGGTGATGATTTAACTTTTGCTATTACAAATGATTTTACCGGTGAAGAAGGTTTTAATTCAAGTATAATGAAATGGAATAATATTAATACTTCAGAAATAATATGGGAAAAATATTTCAAAGACAGACCTAAATGGAGAAAAGTCAATGGAGATCAAGATGTCATTACAGATTTAATTAAAAATCAACCAATATTAAAACCTTTTCCAAACGAATGGACATTTTCTTACAAATGGTATAGTAGAACTAAACCAAGATTTCATAAGACAGAATGGACGTTTGAACAAGACCTTGATGCCAAGGTGGCCGTGTTTCATGGTAAACCAGATCCACACGAATCAAATCAAGAATGGGTTAAAAAACATTGGAAATAATTCGTTCTTACCCTTCATTAGAACAAAACATGAACATTTATAATAATAAGTCATTGAATTTAAACACTTATTTTTTTTAAAAAACGAAAAATAACGCTTGTATTGTGTATTCCAGTATGTTATTATATACGTATAAATTGAAACAAAGGACTATAATATGAAAACAAAAGATTATGCAGTAGAAATTGCAGAAAAAC